GTTGTTGAGCCAATGTCTACGGTGTTGGTTGTCTCTGGAGTGATCGAAACCGCAGTCTGACCAACTGCCTCATACCATAGCGCTGCACTAGACGTATTACTAACACAGACAAAAATACGGTTTGTTGTGGTATTTAGCCATATAGATCCCGGCGCATACCCAGCGTTAACGTCATCTGTGATTGTAGGATTAGAGGTAGCTGTTACGTTGCTTTTACCACCAGTACCGCCGTTGATCGGCAATAGATACCCGGCTACAGATGTGCTTAGTTCAATCTTTGGAGCGTTACCTGCAGATCCATCATGGGTGTGGCCCGTGGATCCGTTGAACGCAGAGCTTAACTGATTAAATTCCGCATTGAGCGGGGGAGCGGTAATTTCACTACCGTTCTGAATATCAGGTAAGGATTGTCTTGTATAACCTGCCATCGGTTACCTTCTCCCCGAAATAGAAAATTCAAATACTAGGCCTTGGATAGAAAACGGTTCTGATTGGCCTACGGTCACAAAGGTTGCTCGAGCAGAGAAGCCGGAGCCTTGTATATCAGAAGTCATGATTGGCTTAGAGTTACCGCCGTACAGAATGTTAGCACCTGCGTAGTCAATATTAAGACCACCATATTCAACAGGACCACCTAGGCTTTCTTGAGAGTAGCTAGACGGACGGGCTGTAGTGTAATCGCCCCAATCATACGCCATCGATAAGAATAGCTCTACTGGACCCTCGGCTCTAACAAACGTATTTACCTTACGCATAGTTTTGCGAACTTCGGTGTCGCCAAAGTCTAGATAAGGTGTGGCGTACACGCTTAGGATATCGTTACCCGCAAAGCTTGTGCCTACATCTTCACGATAGACCTTGCCGTTGTAGTCTCCATGAAGCACAAATTCCTCAGTACCAATATAGTCTGATGTGGTGCAAGAAGCCCGGAAGCCGATTAGCTCACCAAACTCCCAGCCAATCTGCCCATCTTGGTTAGCGAGACCGCCGATAATACCGTAACTATCTACTACGTCTGTACCACTATCTCCAACAAAGTATCGAACCTGTGATTTAGATCGGATAACAACGCCGTTGATAGTATCCATATCATAGTTATCGATCATGTTAACGAGCGTAACTTGTATGGGTTTTGATATGGTTTCTAGCTCAACATCGCCAATACGAGATGTACCTGAAACTGGTCTGAATCCATCGGGTGCGAGGAACATCAGATCGCCACCAATCTCTAGCACACTATCCCTAGCAATGCAACCAACATTAGCTGTAACTTGGTCTAAAACGAACCCTGCAGTAACGTCTGGCGAGATCTTTTTGATAGCTGTTGTACCGAATACAAATAAGTCATCTCGGAAAGGTTTAAATTGGACTACATTGAAGCCCGGTGTGATCTGACCAGCGCCTGATGCTGATGTAAAATCGAAAGGATCGGAGGGTGCGGAGTGGCATACAACCGCTCTAGATCCTAGGTCTCCACCTAAGAATAGATGGTTCTCAAATACGTCTATAAGGGCAGGTGCATTAACAATCTGATTTCCCCCGGGGGATGCTGTACCGCCTGTATTTGTATTATTGAGTTGATACCAATTAAGTCCATCGAAGATAATAGCGTTATTAACACCGTCAGCGAAAGCAATGTGAGATCCACTACCAAAGTCCCATTGTGCATGTCGGATCTTTGTAACTGTCCGGCTGTTAGCTGTATGGTTTAAGGTCAAGCTGTTCGTCATAGCTTGCCAACCAACGAGATCTATAAACTTGTAGAATTTGTAAGAATTTGCGCCAGCATCCTTACGTGCAGCTATAATGTAAGGATTTCCGATATGTTCATTACGATAGATAGCTACGCAAAGAACTGGACCTTCTGCTACACCCGCGCCTACTTCTACATCTAGCCCACCTAGTAGACCATACCCCTCGATGCGACGATACCCGCCGTATAGGCTGGGCTCATAGTTGATCAATCGAGTGGCTGCACCTGATGCTGCTTCCGATAGATATAAGTGGTTCTGGTTAGAGTTTAACCCGCCTGAGCAGACGAGCTTATAACTCTGAATTTCATCTGCCATTAGAAGCGGATCCTTGTATCCCGTACATACTCAAATGAGTTGATAAACAGTGTCTGTAGATCTTTCAGACCGTCTTCGAATGCTGCATACGCAGCTTGGGATGCTTCGATATTGTCCTTAAACATATAAAGATGGAACAGCGCCCCATCGACAATCACGGTATCAAAGCTTTGTGGAATACGGCTTGTATCTGTAGCAGCCGTTAAGTCTGCGTAGTTGAGATAATATCGGTAACGGATACTGTATGCTTTGTCTGGGGATGGCGTTACACCGAAGCCCTCACCGTGGCTAGGAAAGACAAAATCAGGAACTGTAATACCTGCGCTTCCTTGCTCGTAATCATCATCTCGATAATTCTTGTACCACTCATCTCGATCAATTGGAGAGAGGGTTTTAAATCCTGTTCCTAGACTATCGTTTTTTTGGATCTGGAAGGAGTTCCAATCAACAACTTTAAAATAGTCAGGCCAATCATATTCAGTCTGCCCCGCTACTAGAGTTTCTGTATGCTCTGCAGCGTTAAAAGGCCACTCAAATTCAGCTTGGTTAATCTTAGCTACGGCTGCTTTTACAGCATCCTTAACCAGCGCTTGTACGCCGCGTACTGATAGAAATTCATCTTCAGCTATCTCTACTTCATTGATCCTGCGTAGGACCATATTGCAGAGTTGTAGATAGGTGCTAGCCATAGGTAAACCTTAAATAGATATAAGGGGGCCAGATGTACCAGCCCCCTCAAAAAAACTAATCATGCAAGGTTGTAGTTTGCAGTGAATGTTGCTTCTGGACGTAGCAATTTTCTGCCATACAATTGCATTCCGCGACAGATGTCTGCGAATGTATCTGGAGAACGGAATGTCTCTGTTTTTGCAATTTGTTGTGCAGTAGACAATGCTGAGTCATGTCCTGCTACAATCACACCAAAGTTGGTTGTAGAACCACCTGTTGCTGTTGTTGCCGCGCCTGTACCTTTGTAAGGCAAGTTGTTTGACTTGTAGATGCGGAAACCACGGATTGTGCCGGGCATACGACCATTGCGTAGCTCATCACCACCACCGAAATCGGCGTTGATTAATTTCGATGAGGTAGACATAAGCACTTCTGCAAATACTGGGTCAACGACCATCCAGCGCCCGTCTGTATCGACGTTTGCTTGGTCCATCTGACGCGCAATACGGTTCATAATTTCCAATGGACCTGTAATCGCGCCTGTGCCACCGTCTGCAGCAACAGGGATTGAGTTACCCGCTGTACCACCGAATGCTCCGGCAGTTAGTTTGTTTGCTGCAAGAAGTTCGTCGTTGCCAGCCGCTGCATCAGCTTTTGTACCCGCTGGTGCTGTACGTGCCGCCCACGCTGAACCATTCCATGAGTAACCTGAGACATAACCAAGAACGTCTTGGTCGAAAGAGTCACGCAATTTATAACCTGCGCGATCTGTCGCTAATGTCATGAAGTTTACATGTGAATGTGCTTCTTCAATGTCATCGATTGCAAACTGAAAGTAGTTTGCTTGATCTACAACCATAGTGAAATCTGCATCGGTAAGATCTTGTGTTGCAAGAGTAGTGCCGCGTGCATATGAATTAATTGTAATCTCTGGCTCTTTAATAATTTTTACAGAGTCACCAAAGTTTGCAATTTCTCCACTATAATCTGTATTTGAAATGTCCTCTACTACAGACGCTTTGCGAAACGCCTTCTGGACAAGTTTGCTATATACGACAGGTGAGAAGTTACCATTAGGTAAGTTCGTGTAACCTGCTGCTGAAGGGAAAGCCATTTTAAAGTCTCCTTATTGTGAAATGGCGAATTAACGTCAGGACACAGAAGCGTTTAAAATGTGGCAGTCTGGACTGAGGGTGCGCACGTACTGCCGTACATACGGGCCTCTCCGTAACTGGTAGACATATTTCTTCTTCTGAAAAAAGTGAGTAAGAGGTGGGCTATATAAGCGGCTCTTCACTCATCCAATGGTATCATTGATACCTCTATTATAGCACAATTATTACTATAATAGCAACACTTAGCGCGCGGCCCCTGACATATCATATGTAAAATTACCGCTACGCATTGCTTCGAAAATGGCATCCTCGTTCTTCTCATACTCAGCATCGCTCATTTTAGCGATCTGACTTTCTGAAAAACGAGCTTTGCCGTTTGTCCCGGGCGTAGAAGCTGAGCTCCGGCCTACAGCTTGTGCGGCAGACTTTTGCGTCTTTTTCTTCTTACCCGTATCTGCTTTATACAGATCGATAGCTCGAGCAGCGGCTAAGGCATCTGTATTATTCTTATATAAAGCATCCTGAATAAGCTGGGGCTGTAATGCTACCCAATCATGGAATTTAGGATCCTGTCTAATTTCATTAAAATCGGGATGTAGGCGATTTAATTGTGCCTCTGCATCCTTACGAGTCATTTTCTTCTCTAGGTCTGCAAGGTGGCCTAAACGCTTCTCACCTTCTTCTAGAGCCTCATTAGCCCGTTTGCGAGCAATCGTATCTACGATCTTAGCGACTTCTGGATACTTCTTAGACCAAGCGTCGACCTCTTCGTCAGTCTTAGGGAATTTGATCTGTCCTTTAGCAGCGCTTTCTAGTTGGCGTTTCATCTCCGCTAACTCTTGCTCTTTTTGCTGCATCTGGAGTTGTGCGTGGCGGCGTAAGTCTCCGTAACGCTTTTTGTAAGTATCCTCTTCTGGATCTTTAGCCTGTGGCTCTGGCGCGGCTTGCCGCTCCTTCTCTAGCTCTTCAGCATATGTAAGATCTTCTTCGTTTTCTAATTCGTCGCGATATGCGCCTTTATACTTTGCCATGTTAATCTCTTAATTGGGGGCCAAGCTCTTCCTCGGGTAGCCCATTGAAATTTAGATGATGAATTTTATTGTTGGTTTTTTCATCATCCCGTACATCTGAGTTTTTGTAGGATAATAGTTTTCATCATCCTCATCTGGATACTCAGGATCCATAACCTCTTCTTCGACATCTACTCCGTCAGCCACTTCGATTTCATTGCCTTCGGGTGTTTCGATTGTTTCTTTTTCTTCTTGTTCGGTATCGTCTGAGGCTTGTACCTCGGTGTCCTCAGTGCCTTCGCCACTGGGTTCGTCCTGATGATACCCCGTCCCTTCACAGTGCTCACAACCCTCTCCATCACATTCTGGGCAGACGGTCATACCTTCGGGTTCTACTTCTTGGATAAGTCCCATCTCATGCATACCCATCAAGCCCATTTCGGCTTCGGCTTGCATGTCCATGATGCTCTTTAGACCATGCCACTTAACTACATTTGCAGGTAGGACGTACTCACCCTCAGAGATCATGATGGAAATATCATCACGCACATTCTCTGCAGTAGAACCAACAGGGATCGGGTTGCCGGAGACAGGATCTTCACCCATTAATCCTTCGCCGCTTCCGCATGGCATCCCACCATTATACATGCTTAGAGCCTCTTCCTCATCCTCTGCCGTAGCTTTCTGGATAGCTTCCGCTCGAGCCTCTTCATATTCGCTAACCTCATTGTCATCGTTAAGGTCAGCTTTCTTACGATCAATTTGGAATTTTTCTCTTGCCATGTCTAAACCTGCTTCCGTAGTAATTCCTTTTCGAGCTTCCATAAGCCCACCTAAACGCATACCGGGATCTGCGCTTGCTAAATCATCCATAAATCGAATGTTGTGAGACCCCACTAGGTCCGTCATGGTCACGGGTTCTTGTCCCTTTAGACCGTCATAAAAAGTGTGGTTTCCAATCTTGAGAGGATTAGTACCTTCGAAGTAGCTTCCTCTCTTTTTTGTAACTGCTTCATTCTGAAAAAATACACGCCCACCAGACGCATCTTCGCCTAGCTGGATATAATCAACTATCTCTTCAAGCCCCTGATACAGCTTGTCCTGATCAACAGGAATATCATCAACGGATCCATACTTGCGAACTGGTTCAAACTGATCGGGAGTAAGCACATCATCCACAGTGTTACCGAAACGCTTAGAGGCTAATCTGTTAAAGATAACGCCCCGGACTGCATTACGTCCCTGCGTACCTTCATTACCCGCTTCTGCCGCAACCACACGCTCGATCTTTTCTAAGTCATCATAGTTAATGTTTTGAATAGGCTCGGGTGGACGCAGCCGGGGGATAGGAGAGGTATCCATTACTGATCTTTCGTATAGGGATTGTAATTACCGTAGCTATCGGCAAACCAAATTCGCTCTTCTTCTCTATCGAGCATTTTGTACGGGGGTGTAGCTTTGCGGTCTTCGGAGCTCATATCGCGTCTAGCTTGCACTAGCCGAGATTTGACTTCACCGCCCTCTAGGCGATAAATTTCGCCATCACTTTCTGACATAGTAAGCTTGATGGGATTATTAATGGTAGTGTAGTAATCTTTTATGAACCCATCGAACTCTCCAGAGTTCAACATATGATAAATCGCATTGGCTCTAAGAAGTTTATTTTCTTTATTAGTTGGCCCCACCGTGTCAGACATTAGTGAGTCACTATTATAAAAATCTGCTGACGGTTTATCTGAAGGTACAGTGCCGGATATGCGCTGAATGAATTCTAGCTTAGCGTCTTTTTTCGCAATATCATGGCTTTTATGATCTGGAGGAAAAGTCTCCATTGCTGATTGGTGTGTAGACCAATGCTTGAATATTTTATCTAAGCCTATAACGTGGTGAGGCCTCATAGACTTAATATTACCAAGTTCTGTTATTTGGCTTTTATCGTATGAGTTATCCGCGCCGTAGATACTATCTAGTACCTCGTTGATAGAAAACTTTTCATCTGTCGCACTTAGGACGGGTCCACCAATGACATCATCTATTTTTACAGGCTCATAAATAAGCTCATGTAACAAAGATAATCCTATTTTCATTCTAGAAGGTTGTTTAGATGTGACGAGAAACTTTAGGTTTGTCTCATACTCATCCCGCATACGTGCTCGGATCGAAGCAGAATCTGCTGAATTAAATCCTGTTCCTGTGTCCGAGTTTACCTCCGCATCGATCAAATGCTGAACTTCATGAAGCATAGTAGAGAGGATCATCTCAGCATCTACCTGCTCTTCAGGTATTTTTCCATCATGCCATAATTGAACAAGCTCTTTGTCTGCAGTATTGCGTGGGCTGTACTTCCAATCCGCCGCGTCTTTAAACGAATTAACACGGTTCTTATCAAGGAAAGGGCCGGGCTCTCGTCTGAATTGCGTACCCGCAGCGTTTGATCCCGCTGATGCAGATTTTCTGCGACCCGCTTCTGCAGTTGTAGTAGATAGGTCGATACCCATCTCATTCATTTCTGCAAAAAAGCCGTCATGGAATAGTACTTCGTCTAGAGTAGATTTACCGCCCTTCGCAGTAGGTCCACGGCCCGTGGTAAGAGGCTTACGAGGTATCTCTACCTTCTTAGTAACCTCGAACTGCTCATACTCAGT